ACCCTTGCGATGATTTTACTTGTTTCCCCGTAGTGGATTGTGTTTTTTGTACTTTTGGCTTGGAAGTACCACCATTTCTCTTCCAAATATCGTATTCAACCTTGGAAGCTAAGAAGTCTGCCGAGTGTAAGACTGATACTATTGAAGTTTTTTGTCTAGATGACTCTTGATAACTGAAAAAGTAAGCTTTATTAGCTTCATCAAACACCCCATCGTGTAATCTTATGGCTAAAAACTCTTTTTGTGTTACCGGTATACCAAATTTTTGTAAAATAAATAAAGACCTATCAGGTATTAACATAAAATCAAGGTCTGGGTTAGGAGTATACATTTCTGATAACTTATCTTGTCTCCATTTATCGGTCTGAGGTATATAATTAGGTGCTTCTCCGTCTCCTAACTTACCAAGGTCATGGAACAATGCGGCAAAAACAAGCTCTTCTTCGGTGTAATCAATAGTTCCACCCATTTCCTTGTATAACCTTGACTGTTTTACCGCATATTCCACAACTCTATTGACATGATCGACGTACCCACCTGGAAATGCACTGTGATACCATGATTTAGAACTGGCAGGAGCCATTATGTAAGTTTCTTCAAGTTTAGAAAGCATAGCTTTAACGTCGTCCTTACGGTCTCCTATGTAAGTGTCTATAATTTTTACGTGCTTTTCGTAGTTTTTTTGTATTTGCTCCGCCGATAATGACATATTAGATTGAATTTATTTAATTATTAATATATATTTATATACTTATATATTATCTTTATATATTGATATATTAATTATATAATATAAATTGAAGATAATAAAAAGATTTCAAAGAATCAACTATTCTATGATAAATTTTAAAGTATTTTTTCTATTTTCCCATAAAGGAGGGTAAACCCAATGAGTATCTACCTCAACTATTAACGTATCTCCTATATATTCCTTAAGTACTGGACCTACTACACGTCTAGTAAAACCTTCTTTATTGTATTGTAATCTAGAATGCTGTACCATACCAACTCCTTCCATAATCTCTATATTACCTGAAAAGATAGAATAAAAATTAGGAGTATCATTTTCCCATAAACTCTTATCATCTATAGTAGAAGCATAAGAATCAATATTAAATCTAGCAGCACCTGCATCATTATATAGAAGTTTAGCTCTATAATAACCATTTTCATCTTGCTGAAAAGGAACATCAAACCTAACTATACAATCACCGCATAAGTCTAACTTTACGTCTTCTTTAGAGCAAGAAGCAACGAAAGAAAGTAAGATCATAAGAAATAAAAGATTGATCCAAACATCAAATCCGTTATTCTTAATATAGTTAGTGATAATCTTAAGTAATTCGATACCGAAAATAATTAGAAGGCCGGTAACTAAACCCCATATAAAACTTGTAAACATAACCCTTATTAATTTTTTATTATATCTTAATATAGTAAAATTATTTCAGAGTACCAACTTTTTCTATGTTTATTTCTTTAATTTGATGGAATTCGTTTATAACTACATTTTGATACTTCTTTAATATAGCACATTTTTCATATAATTCCAAATTTTCAAAGAATTTTCTCATATGATCTAAACTATGATATACTTCAACTAAGTTAAATGCTTCTGATATTTTGTAGTTTTTAAATGCAGAAACTCCGTCTATTCTTTCTAGATATGAAAATAGTTTATTGAAGTAGTTTAATTTAACGTTTTTTCTAACGCTCTTATACTCTTTAGGGTATTGTCTTGAATACATTACATCCATCAATCCATAGTTTTCTACACCTCTAGTTACCATACCCAATAATACATACGGGTTTTTTAGAACCTCTTCTTGACCGTGTTCTTTATATATCTTCTCATCTCCTTGTTCAAAGATAGCAAATAGAGTATTAGGATCGATTTTATTCATATATTGATAAATAGATGGGGTGGGGTTATAATCGATTAAAAAAAGGGTTTACCCGCAAGCGCTCCCGCGATAAATTAAGTGTTATATACGAAAATCTCCCTAATTTTTTCCCCTTAGTTTTAGTTGATTCTTAACAAAAAAGTTCTTATATTAAATTATATGATAAAATTAGACGTACAGGTAGGTGATATAATACTAATGGGTCGCTTTAAGAATAAGAAAGTGAAGGTAAAGACCATAGAGTATGATGAGTTTGGAATGCCTATAATTAACGGTAAACCAGGATGTACGTTTAGAATGGTAACTAATCCAAGAAAATGAATCAAGACTTTGTTTTAGCTACATTAACATTTACCATAGTTATGGTGATATTCAATATAGTAAAAGATTATTATATTATACCTAGATTTAAACCTTCTAATGAGAAACTGGAGAAACTAAATAGACGTTGGTATATCTCTTTTATTGTTGGTGTAGTTTTATTATACGTAATGTATGGAAGGGGAAGCCCCTAGTACTGAGAGACTTTACTTCTTACTCGATCTCTCTTGAAGATAAGAAACTAAGACAAATATTATCCATCCTGCTGCTAACGATAATATAGTTAAATGTTCTTTCATTCTTTAGAGTTTTGGTCAAGAGTAAACAATGTATGTATTATAATAGCTACCAGACCATGTAGAAACACCTTAGGTAAAGCTAATTCAAACGGTATAGACTGATTCATTATACCATATACATATAGAAAGATAGCAAATACATTGATACCAACAACTATTTGACCCATAGTCTGTTTTACCTTATTATTCCATATACGTTTAAGTAATAAGATGATAAGTATGAATGCTAGTATTTCTATGATAAATCTTTCCATCATATATAAATATATAAGTATATATAAACCTATATACCGAAATCTATAATTTCGAGGGAGAGTAGTAATGGCTCCCCCGTACACTGTCCCACATGTTAGGGAATACTACCGGCAGTGTGCATGCAAGGTGAGGTAATCCCGATGTCAGGGTACAGGCAGGAGGGCCTAAAGTAAAAGTAAGGTAAACTTTCTGGATAGTATGAGAAGGAATATTATATATAAATAAATTAATACCTATATATAATATCCTCTCTAATATAATTAATTAAATTACACTCATATCTTTACTATCTCTATATCTATTCTTTTTAACAATCCACTTTCTTTTATAACTACTATCTTTATTTATTTTTCTCTTTTCTAATAACCCACTTCTTCTACACCACATTTCAAATCTATCACTATAACTATTCACACTCCATCTACCACTTCTAAAATTATATAACTTACCAAATAAATTATTATTATCAAAATAATTATTTTCAATATCACTTACTAACATTTCATCTTTATCATTATAATCTAATATCTCAAATAACTCATTTCTAAATAACTTATCCATATTTTTATTTCCATATAAACTTTTATCACTAACCATTATAACATTATAACTATCTCTTCTCATATACTTACTATCATAATCAATAACAACTATATCATTAACATCTTCAAAATTATTATAATAATCTTTCCACTTTATACCAAAAAATATACACACATCATTATTTAAAAACTTATAACTTTCACTAACTTTTTCTAATCTATTAAATACTTTTTTATTTAAATTTCTCATACTTTTACTTTTAAATTATTTTTAAATTAACTATTACTAAATATAATAAAATTATTTCAATTTACAAACTTTTTTATTATATATTTTTATAAAACTTTTTCACTAAAATCATCTAAATAAATCTCTAATCCTTCATCTAAACTCACCTTCTCATTATTAATAATCATTCCACTTCTATCATATCCTTTCAACATCTCTTCAATTAACTTCATATTACCATCATTATATTCAACATACCATTCTTCACTATCATCACTCAAACACATAACAACAATATTTCTAACTTTATTAATCTCATACCTACCAAATTCATCAATCATATACTCACAATCTTCTTCAATCATTTCTTTCTTCCAATCATCCCAAAATCCATCAAAACTATCATCACTAAAATATACTTCTTCATCAATATCTTCTAACCATCTACTACCAAATTCTAATTTACAATACTTTTTTAACATACCTATACATTTTTATTAATTAATTACTTTAGCAATATAGGGACTTTTTAAA